CCTACTCCGCCAAGAAAATCCCTCGTAGTTTCGTGAAAACTGCGGGGGATTTTCCTTTTGTCAGAAAAATCTAAAACGCCACAGACTGTAAAAGCCTGTGACAGTTGCACCCTCTGATGCACCCTGTTTTCTCTGCATCTGGCAGCTGGTGCGACAAATAACAAAAAGCCCCGGGGATCCATTAAGGTTCCCCGGGGCTTTGCTATGTAACCATTTTCGTGGCGCAACGAAAATGGTTATGTTTTCGCAACGTCACGAAAACATTAGTATACGTTTTTCCGCTGCCGTTCCAGATACTGATCCGCAGCAATGGCCGCCGGGGTGAAAGAGTTATTCTTCCACCACGAGATCAACGCGGCCACGGTGGTAATGCCCGCCGTGACCAACTGCTCCACGGTGGCGCTCTCGATAGGCAGCACGGGCTTGCCCAGAGCGCTCAACACCTGATTGGTCAGTGCCAGCAGCAGGACAGCGGTGCGGGCGATGGTTGCGGTAGAGATGTGATACTTAGACATGGTTAGATCCTTTCTGCTCTGTGGAGCTTTCTGCTTTTTGCTTGAGGATATCCACGGCCTTGATAATGACCGCCGGGATCGGCAGCCCCATCAAGCCCGCGTTTTCGATGATGGAGATGGTTTCGTTGGCCACGAACGCGATAACGGCAGCGTCCCGCACGAAGTTGGAGCCCATCACGGCATCCAGACGGCAGGCAACCAGTACGATCAGCAGGGTCTCTCCCTTGCGGATCAGCCCCTTCCAGCCTGCGCGGCTTTCCAGTGTGCCGGTCTCGGTCTTGGGGCTTGCGTGGAAAACGCCCGCCACGATCAGACCGGTGATGTAGTCGATGGCCATAAAAATGACCAGCGTTTGCAGAGATGCGTCCCAGCCGCCGAAAAGGCTGGCGATCATGCTGCCGATCGCGCCGATGGCAAAACATACATAGTCTTTCACGGCTCGCCTCCTCACATCGTCCACCGGCTTTTGTTCGGGCGGGTGTCAACGTGCACCCAGCCCTTTGCCCGGCCTGCCTTGACGGGATAGCGGCCAACGCCGCCCCAGTTGTGCAGCAGGCTTTCCGCGTATGCTGCCACGTCCTCCACGCTGGTGCTCGCCACCTGAATGTCCGCAGCGCGGCCAAGCAGGTGCTGGCTGCTCTTGGAGCCGCCCACCTTGGCGTTGTGTGCGGGGGTGCGGTAGCCGCTGGTAATGGTCACTGCCTTGCCGAAATGCTCCCGGATACACTGGAGCAGCAGCACCAGCGCCTCGTCCACAAGGATCTCGTCAGAACCATCCTTGCAGCGAAACTCCCGCACGCGGAAGTCCGGTGCCAGCAGCTTTGCCCCGTCCTTGGCAAGACTATATTGTCGGATCATCTCTCCACTTCCTTTCCTTACAGCCGTTTCAGCAGCGCTGCGATGGGCTCCATGTAAAACCGCTCGTAGCCGGCCTTGTTGGGGTGTGTGCCATCAATCGTGTACTTGTCGCTCAGCTCGCTGACGCCGTGGGCACCCATGGGCGGGGCGCATTCCTCAATATCCACATAGGGCACGCCCCACTTTTTAAGCGCCGAAAGGATCGCGGGCTTGTAGGTCTTGTACCAGTTTTCGCTGCTGGCAAACAGTCCGCCGTGCGGGAACACATAGGCCACACGCTTATCACTGCGTTTTTTGGCCAGATCGTCCAGCATCGCTTCCAGCGTACCGATCGTGTCCCCCGAATAGAACGCCGGATCAAAGCTTCCGTTCAGCGCGCCTAGCTTGGCATTGTTCCATGCATCATTCACGCCGCCCTCCAGCAGGATGTAGTCTGCCTTTTCCAGCTCCGTAGAGCTTTTCACGGTCATGCCGATGCTGGTGCGGTAACCGCCGTTCACATTGTCAGGGACCAGTGTCGCCAGCGTTGCACCGTCCACCGCTTCGTTGATCAGCTGCATTCCGTACCGGTCTGCAATGCACTTGCCGTAGCCGCCCGCGCTGCCCTTGCCATAGGCGATGCTGTCGCCTGCAACGTACAGTGTTTTTCCTGCCAGCGGGTCGATGATCTGACCGTTGATGTCGTATATCTCCATCTTACCACCCCTTATTGATATATGCTTTTATCCGGTTATCACTCAGCAGGCCCTTGTACACCTTGCACTGATACAGTGTGCCCGGCCAGAACTGCTGCTTTTTGCTGCCGTCCGCGCTCTGTGCCGCACCGATCAGGAAGGTCTGGGGCACATCGGTGATCGTGCCGTTGCAGGTCAGCCATTCAGTCATCGGGCAGTAGGTGCTGCCGCCGCGGTACTTTTTACCGTCAAGCTGCACCACATACCGCGTGCGGGTCTTGAGGTGCTCGATGCTGTCCGACAGGGTAACGCCGCCGTAGTTGTAGTAGGCGAACTCCGTCTTATTATTCAGCGGACTGCTGGTGGAGTTGAAGCCGGGCAGGTTGGCGGTGCTGCCGGTCTCGGTCAGGCAGTGCAGGAGGGCTGGCCATGTGCTTGCATCAAAGTTATCCCCCGCCTTTGCGTCCACCAGAATGGTGTACTGCGGCGACTCGGTGGAAGCGTGCTCCAGCAGCTTCAGACCGGTATCAAAGCCGCTGGTCAGCTCCGTTTCGGCGGGCAGAGTGTAGATCAGCTGTGCTGTCTCCGCCTGCGCAATATTCACCGTGCAGCTGGCGCTCTTGCCGCCTGCCGTAGCTGTCACCGTGCAGATGCCGGCCTTCACGGCAGTCACCGTGCCGCCTGCCACCGTAGCAAGGCCGGCGGGCGAAACGCTCCACCACACCAATTTGTTGGCAGCGTTCGCGGGCAGCACCATGGCGGTCAGGGTCTGGCTCTCGCCCTCGCTCAGGTTCAGGATCGCGGCGCTCAAGCTCACGCTCTGCACCGGAATGTCCTGTGCACTGCCGCCCCACTCTGCCCGCAGGGCATTCAGGGTTGGCTGCATCGTGTCGGTCTTGTAGGCTGCGTTTTCAAACAGGGTCAGCAGCAGCGCTCTTGCGCTGCCAGTAAAGCCCTCGCCCGGGTCTCCCTTGTCGCCTGTGGCGGCGGCTGCAATGCCATCCTCCATGTGGTTCAGCTGGGCAGCCGTCAGGGTCTGGCCGTCCACAAAATTCTGTTTTACGTAGCTCATTTGTTCCTCCCTAAGATCATTTTTCCAAGGACTGCCTGTCCCAGCACAGCAGAAGCCGTGTCCGTCGGTGGATCCGGCTGCGGAGGGTCTGGCTGATCTGGAATGCGGTCTTTCGGCCATGGGTTACAGGTTGCGGTGATCTTCACGGCAGCCTTGTTCTCGCCGGGGGTCATCTCCACGTCCAGCTGCCCAGCCCAGACCTCACCGTCCCGAACAAAATAGAAGTGCAGCCATTGCCCTTGCAGCAGCGCTTCCAGCTGCGCACGGATAGACGCCCACTGTGCTTTGGGTCGGTCGCAGACAAACTCCATCGAGATATTCCGCTTTTTGTGGTGTACGCTGCCGTCTACGGCGCGGGTCAGATCCAGCAGAAAATCCGCGCCGGGCACCTCAACGAGCATAGAATCGGTTTCCGGTTTGCCGATCTGTGGAGAGTCGCGCTTGAGCCACAACCCAAAGTCCGACCGCATGGAGAGCGTGCCCTTTGGCGTTGTGATACGCATATCGTTCAGGCGGGGGCTTTTGGCAGCAAGCGCTTCCAGTGCGGCATAGTCTCTCATGTGTAGGTCACCTCGGTTCCGTCATCAGCGATCTGCACTGCAGGTACTGGAGCGGCGGGAGACTCAGGCGGGCTGTAGATTAGTTTTTTGCCGTCCCATACATAGTCGCTGCAGCTCGTGCCGTTTCCAGTCTCGGGAAATTCGTCAAAAACAGCCTCGTTGGGCTCAGGTACGGGCAAAAAGCTGATATGGTACCATGCGCCATTGTACAGTCTTCCATCAGAGCAAACCTTTGCCAGATACTTAAATCCTTCTTTTTTCATTACATAAACCCATAAATTTTGAACGGTACGCACATACCGGCATCTTCTGACCAGCCGTCACCGCCCGGATTTTGGAGATTAAAAGACCAGATACCCAAAACAGTTGTGCCTGTATAACTAGAGGTTCTTTCATATCCACTGCCGAACACGATACGGTCGGCGTATACGGTCACGCTGCGTTTGTGCACGGTATTCCATGGGTACACCATGCTCATTTCAACGCCGTTCACGGGTACGATCACAGAGACCAGTCCTGCGTTGCCGCCTCCAGCGAACCACGTCCCGCCTTTTTGGCTGCGGAACAGGATCAGTAGCGCCGAGTAGTTAGACAGCCCGCTCGGTCTGATAGTTTGAGCGGCAAAGGTCAGCTCGCTGTTATACCAGAGCTCCTGCTTGTTACGGATGCCATTAAAAGTGATGTTTCCGCTGCTGATAGAGCAGCTGCCTGCACCGTCCGTGATGGAGATGGCGTTGGACTGGATATTGACCATGCTGCTGCCATCCATGACCCGGATGCCATCGTTCAGGATCTGTACTCGTTTGCCGGGCAGAGAATCATGCCGGACGATGAGACCGTTCTGCGGGGTGAACTCCAGAAAGTTCGTGGCAGTTTTGGCAGCTTCGGCTGCATCTTGCTTTGCCTGATTTGCGGCGGTGTCATCGGTATACTTAGACGCTTTCACCCAGTCAGAAGCCTGATAGCTGCCGGACTGGCGGGCGGTCTGGCAGCGCAGGATATCACCGCTGTCGCCCTGCATCCAAATGTCGCCTACATCATAGGGCGGGGCGGGTGTTACGCAAAAGCAGCGCACCTTGCCGTCTGCGGTGGCTTGCGCCGCAGCAGCGTCTGCCAGAGCCTTGGCAACGCCCGTGTCCCGGATGACGGTCCAGCTGTAGGTGCTTCCATCCAGCACCCAGCGGTAGCCCAGACCGGTGAGCTTGTCGTAATACAGATCGCCGATGTGCTGCTTTTTGGCGGTGTCGGTCGTCCAGTTTTTTGCAGGCTCGTTTGCAGCGGTGGGCGTGCCGGCATAGAACCAGCTGGTGATGTTATCATCGATCTGGTTCTGCAGATCTCCCATCTTCACGACAGCATTCGAAAGCCCCTTGGAGATATCCGATAGCTTACTGTCTGTGCTGCTTTTGTAGGCAAACAAGCGCTTCAGCATATCCTGATGGTATTTCTCGGAAGTATAGGCGCTTTCCTGCAGCAGATTGGTCGTGCCCATGTTGGCCACCTGCCGGTCAGTCAGGGTGCGGCGGGTCATGCCGAAGGTGAACTCTTTCTGCGCAGGCTTTTCCAGTGGCTCCACTAGTTTTGTGCAGAGCATCACGGCATCCACACTGTGCGGTGTGCTGACGATGTGGGAGTACATGGAAAAATCAAGCCGGTCGGTGTCGTAGCCTGCATCCACAAGATCCACTGCCCGGATGACGTAGCTGGTCTTCATGGCGTAGTTCTGCTGCAATGCCTGCACACCGGCTGCAAAGGTGTCGTTGGCGCTGTCGGTGTCCAGCTCTACAATGCGGGTAATGATGCCGAACTTCTGCACGGCTGCATCGTTCTGGATCCAGCCCTCTTCCAAGTTGTAGGAGTAGCCCGATGCAGGCAGATACTGCGCAACAGTAGCGGCATCTGTTTCCATGATGCCCCAGCGCTCCTCGTGCTTATCCTTGGAGGTGTCCCGCCACCACATAAGCTTGTAGTACCACTTGGAGGTGTCCACCGTGTGCTTGTTACCGATAGGGTAGATGCGGGTATAAAGGTCGGTGGCGTCGGTGGTTTCGCTCAGGTTGAGCAGATTGCGTCCGTACTCGATTTTCTGGGCGGTCTGCCGCTTGGCTTCCACTGCCTGATCACAGTAGTTCAGAACGTTCAGCCCGGTGGCAGCATCAAAGCTGCAATAAAAATACCCGCCGAACACTTTGAGCACCAGCTTGTCCAGAATGTCCCACACTTTACCGTAGTCCTCGCCAACGCCGTACTGGTCGGCATCGCCGAACTGCACCACAAGGTTGCCCAGCGCCGCCGTCACGGTGCCAAGCTGGAAGCATTTCATCTTGCTTTTGACCTGATCGTTATGTGCGTCGATCAGGTGCTGCAAAAACTGGCGCAGCGTGCCCTTGTAGTTGAAGGGGGTGATGGAAGAATCGTTGAAGTAACTCAGTGCGCCCTCGCAGTACACCACCCGCCGGTTGTAAAAATCGGCCTCGTGCTTCAGCACCCGTCCGCGCCAGATCTCTTTGCCATCCCGCTGCACCTGTACCACCGTGCTCAGTTTTTGCAGCATATCGTACTGTGCATGATCCCGTGTCATGGTAAAAACAAGGCTGCCGCCCTTGCTGACCTCACGGGTCAGCTTGGGGGACAGCACCAGTGCCTGCGGGTCGTTGGGACGATAGAGCAGCAGCTTTGCGTCCGGGTTGCCGTAGGGGTATGCGTAGATCTCGTACATATCAGTTTCCTCGTTCGCTCAGCACCGTAAGGTCTCCCAGGCTTCTGTTTACGCTGGGGGTGATGATGCGTCCCACCTGTTCACCGTCCAGCGCGATCACGCTGTTTCCGGCTTCCGGCAGATATTTCTCCACCACACCGTAGAGCCGCTCCATCTGCGCCTGCATTTTGGCCTGATAGGCCAGCATGGCGTTGTTGTCCGGGTTCATGACATAGGGATCGGTGCGGTAATCGTAGCCCGCAAAGGCACGCTCGTTACCGTACCAGTATGCGTCCTGAATGTCCTTGTAGGAGTGCGCCTTCTGCGTGCTGGTGGTCTCTTTGCTCTTGCCGAACTTTGCAAACAGCGCAACGCCCAGCGCCACCACACCCGCCACAATGGCGATGATCGCGGCAACTTCCGGGTTCGAGATGATCAGGCTGCCAACCTTTGTGATCAGTCCGCCTACGCCCTCTGCGATCGTGCCCAGACTGCCCATGCTCCCGGCAAGGCCTGCAATTTTGGCACCAGCTTCGGTTGCAAAAGTGCCCATGCTCGTGCCGATGGTGCCCAACACACCCATGATCTTGCTGCCGACGTCGGAAACGTTGATGTTAAGTCCGTTCAGGATATCCTGTACCCCGCCGTCCTTGCCCAGTGCATTGCCCAGACCCTTGGCAATACCGTCAGCGATGCTGCTGCCGATATCCCACGCCTTCTGCGAAATACTGCTGATCTTATCACCCAGCGCCTTGTTCAGCTGCTGGATGAGGTTCTGCCCGAAGTCATCAATGAACTTCTGGCTTTCCGGTGCAAGGCCGTTGTACAGTGTGGACAGCACCCACTGGCCGATGGACTTCCAGTCCTTGCTTTTTACGGCAGAGATCAGCGTGTTGAAGGTGCCCAGCACGCCCTTGTCGGCCTCCTTCTTCCAGCCCTGCACAAGGCCGGAGAAGTTCTTGGAGGAGGCTTCCTCCAGCGTTTTTGCCACCTGCTCGGTGCCGTCGGCGGCGATGGTCTTTACCTCCTTCACCGTGCGCAGCGCACCGTCGATGATGGCGGTGTAGGTCTTGGTGATGGTCTGTTTCTGGCTCTCGGTGCCGTCGGTCAGGGTCTCGGTCACGGTCTGGGTGGCGGTACGGATGCCGTTCACCAGCGCCTCGCTCGTGGAGGTGACGGAGGAGGCAAGCTCCCGCACCGTTTCCATGGTCTGCTGCACGGTCTTTTTGCCGTTTGCGCCGATGGTGGTAACAGTCTTGATGGCCTTCAGCACGCCGTTCACCAGCTGGCGGCTGGTCTCGGTGATGGTCTGTTTCTGCTGCTTCTGGCCGTTGGAGAGCACCTCGTCGGTGGTCTGGGTGGTGCGGGTGACCTTGCCAAGCACCTCGGTGACAGTATCGGCGTAGGAGCTGACCACAGAGGCCGCTGTGGCGGTCTTGGACGCTGCCGCAGCGGCTTTGGATGCCGCCGCAGCGGCAGCATCCCCGGACTTGGTATAGGCCGGGATGGCGATCTCTGCCATAGTCTGGGCGCTGCTGCCAAGGCTTGTGTTGGAACTTGCCCAGCTGGCAGCCCAGTTGTCCTGTTTGCCGCTGGCGGTCTCGGCCAAAGAAATACCGGCAGTGACAGCGGTGGCAGCATTGCTCACCACATTGCCCTTGCCGGTCAAACCCTTGATAAAGCTCTGTATCAGGTTTTTGCCCCACTTCACCGCCTGCGCGGGCAGGCTCTTGATCCAGCTCAGCGCACTGGAAAAGCCGCCCTTGAAGGCGGTCAGCATGCTGGAACCCATGCTCTTTACGCCGTTTGCCACGCTGGTGAGGATGTTCTTGCCGATGTTCAGCCAGTTGATGGCAGAGATCACCGACAGCACCGCCTGCAGAATCTTCTTCCAGTTGGCCAGCAGGGAAGGCACGGCCTGTATGATGCCCGCGATCAGCTGCACGATGATGGAGATACCCTGCGCAAGGATCTTGGGCATATTGTCGTTGATGATGCCCGCAATGTTGATGATGATATCCGGCACATAGGCGATCAGCTGCGGCAGACCGGCGATCAGGCCGTTGAGCAGCTGGGTAATGCAGTTAAGACCTGCATCCACAAACTGCCCCGCGTTGGCGCGCAGCTCCTCGGTAAAGGAGAGCAGCTGCGGCAGGGCAGTGGACAGAAACGCCGGGATGCCCTGCGCAAAGCCTGCTGCCAGACTGCTGACCAGCTCCGTGCCAGTCTGGAGCACCTCCGGCACAAGGCCGTACACCAGCTGCGGGATGCCCGCCAGCACGTTGCCGATCATGGGCAGCAGGTTGCCCTGCAAAAAGGTGCGGGCGGTATCTGCCAGCGCCTGCATGGGCGCGGTCAGGTCTGCGCCGGTGCTCCAGTCGCCCAGTACGTTCTGCGCTGCTGCCTTCATGGCTGCAAAGCTGCCGGTGAGGGTGATGGCAGCTTCCTTTGCCGTGGTGCCGGTGATGTCCAGATCGGTCTGTATAATATGGATGGCGCTGTACATATCGGCCAGATTGCCCAGCTCGTAATGTACGCCAGAAAGCTTCTCTGCATCGGTCAGCAGCCGCTGCATCTCTGCCTGCGTGCCGCCGTAGCCGAGCTTGAGGTTGTCCAGCATGGTATAGTTCTGCTTCGCAAAGCCCTGATAGGCATTCTGGATGGATGCCATGTCAGTGCCCATCTTGTTAGCGTTGTCCGCCATGTCCACCATGACCATGTTGGCCAGCTGCGCAGCGGCGTTTGTGTCCTTACTCACGCTGGACAGCAGACTGGCGGCAAAGCTGGTGGTCTGCTCCATGTATTCGTTGGCGGACAGACCCACCGTCCGGTACGCCTGTGCGGCATTGTCAAAAACAGTTTGCTGGGACTGCATCAGAGATGCATATTCGTCTTTGACGGCATCCACCGATTTGCCCACGGACTTGGCATATTCTTCTATGCTGCGTCCGCCCGCACCGAACAGCGTTTCGATGCCGCCGATGCTCTGCTGCAATGCGCCGCCAAGGTTCAGGGAATCCGAGATCATCTTGCCGATGCCCGCAGCAGCGATCACCTTTTTCAGGGTGCCCACCAGCTTTGTGCCCAGCAGCGTACCGGCGCTTTCACCGGCAGAGGATGCCTCGCCGCCCATAATGCGGCTGATGCTGCCCTGAATGCCATCGGCGGAGGGCACGATCTGGACATAAGCCTTTGCCAGCTCAATGCCGTTTGCCATCTGGTTCACCTCCTTCTGCGGCGCGCATCGCCGCCTCAAATTCCTCGGGACTGTCAAAATATTGCACCGGGCTGTCCTCGGATTCTGCTTCTGTCTTGCCCAGCAGGGTGTTCAGGATGGATGTGGGCGGTTTCTCGTCCGCATTCGCAAGCCGTCCGATGCGCCAGCAGATGGCCTGCAGGGTGTCTAGTTCAGCCGCCTGCAGGGTCTGCGCAAGGGTCAGTTTCTGCCCATGCAGCACCATCATGCTGCGGCTGTCCGGCGGCAGACCGGCGGCCAGAGTGGCCGCCAGCCGCACCGGCAGGGCACGCCAGTTCAGCAGGTTGTAATACTGGACAAAATCGCAGATCAGTGCGTCCTCGTCCGTTGCGATCAGTTCGGCGAGGATGCAGAGTTTTTTCCGGCGTTGATGGACTGGAACAGCTCCATGATGGCGCTCTCAACGGCAGACGCAGGCACGCGGCCGTCCTCGGTACGCAGATGGTCGTACAGGCGCTTTTTGCCGTCCTTGCCCAGCAGCTTTACGACCAGCCGGGACATGGCCAGTGGGTTGCCCTCGTCCAGATCAGACAGTGCGTCCAGCACCTCCATGTTGTCCAGCGTGCTCTCTTCCAGTTCAATGGAAAAGCCGGATTCAGTCTTTGCAGTAATCATGATAGTCCTCCTTACTTACCGGCGCTCTGCATATACTCGTAGTGGGTCTTGCCATCCGTGTCGGCGATCGCGGTGATGGTGGTCTGGTAACCAACGGCAGTGCCGTCTGCATAGGTGATATCGCCCACAGAGGTTACGGTGCCGCAGGGGATGACCACGCGCTTTTTCACATTGTTCTTCAGCACCATCTCCACAACGTAAGCATAGAAGGGCAGATCGTCGGCGCTGGCCTTGACGGTGATGCCAGTCTCCAGCGTGCCGGTGACGTTGTCGTCACCGTATACGGTCTTCAGCACCTCCACGCTCATAGCCTCGATCAGTGTGCACTGGAAGGTATCCGGGCGCTCGGTCATCAGGCTCAGCACCGTGTCGCCGCCCCATGCAGCGGTATTTTCGTTAGAGGGGGAGTTGGAGTTGGTCAGGCCGTCCTTGGAGATATAACCCAGAGACTTAAATGCCTGGTCCAGCTCGCTCTTGGCGTCCGTGGGCAGAGCCGTGCCCAGCGGTGCGCACCAGATGGCACCGCCGACCTTGGGCTTTGCTGCGGTCACATTTTTTGCATTCATAGAAAAATGCTCCTTTCGTCAGTAATGCACCACATCGAAAACCGCCTGATACCGGGGCAGCTTGCGGGTGGTGTCCGGGAAATTATAGTCGGTGTTCAGCGTGCAGGAGACCAGCTCCGGCAGGGTGTCCGCGTCCAGCATAGCCTGCACCACGCGGTGGTTCAGCTGTGCAGCGGCATAGTCACTGCTGCCGTAGGACTGCACCGCCAGCGTGGCGGTAAAGATGCCGTCCTTGTAGCTGGAGCCGGTCTTTTCCAGCACACAAAAATTGCCGGAGGGTTTCTCCGGCACGGACAGATAACAGGGAAAAGCGTTTTCACGCAGATAGTTCTGGATGGTTTCTTCGATCATATCACTTCAGCGCCTTCAGAATAGAGTTGGTGTCGGCGTTCTCTTTGCGGGCGGCGGGGCTTTCGGCGCTTACTTTGGCCACCACGCGGGTGCTGGCTTTGTAGTAGCTGGCCTTGTACCCCTCGCCAAGGCGGTTCTGCGCTGCAAAGGCGATGCCGGTCAGGGCGTTCTCCATCTCCGGGCTTTGCAGCAGCTGCCGCACGCCCTTGCGGTTCAGCTTGATGGTCACCTTACTCATAGCGTTCCACCTGCACTTTCTTATTCCAGCGCAGCGGGATCATGGCCTCGATGCCCTGCACAGCCCCGCCGCAGGTGCGGAAGGTCTGCCCGAAAAACGCCACCCGGACGTTGTCCCAGTTGTGGGTATCGCCCTTTGGGATTGCCAGCGTATAGGCGATGCGCCGCCCGGTCAGCTGCAATTCGGTGGTGATCTCCTCGGCAGTGGGCTGCCCCACCAGCACATTGTGCACGGTGACAGGGTTTTCTTCGTAGATGGGATCGTGGAAGCCGTCCTCGCCGGTCTTGGTCTTTTCATACAGGATGATATCGATACCCTTCAGCATAAGTCCTCCAGCGGGCTGTGTGCGCCCAGCCTGCTGCCCACGCCCAACAGCTTCTTTTCCAGCTTGGAAAGGTACAACTCGCCGGTAGAGCCGCCGCTCATGGTCCAGCTCTGGGAGTAGCCCAGCGCCGTGGCGGTGCCCTGCGTTGCGCCCATGGGGAAGGTGACAGCGTCCCCGCTGTCGTCCTCGCCCAGCTGACGGCGCACCATCCGGCAGGATACCAGCCGCTTGCGGTCAGCGTCGGCATCGGTGTTGTAGGTGTCGATGATAAGCGCCGCCTCGCTCAGCAGAGCGGTGCAGCGGCTGCGCTCCTCATCCGACAGGACGCGGAAGCCTGCCTCCACGTCCTGCAGTTCTGCGTAGCTCATGGCGGCACCTCATCAGGTGGCGGTCTCGGTGCGCTTGATGTACAGGGTCTGGGGCTTGGAGACCTTCAGACCATACACCTTGCGGCCCTGCACAGCGGATGCGCCGATGTACTTGCCGGAGCCGGACAGATCCTGCAGGTGCACAGCGGTCTGCCACTCCATGACGCGGTGGCACCAGTTGGGGTGACCGGCGATGAACTCGGTGGTGGTCTTTTTGCTGCTGACGCGGGTGGTGGACTCGTAGTCCATGTTGTTGCTCTCAAACACGTTGAAGCCCGCAATGCGGCCAACAACGCCCTGCTGCACCATCTCCTGAGACAGGTCGCCCTGCTTGATGAAGTGCTCGTCCAGCATCAGCACCTCCAGATACTCCGGGGACGCGATGAGGAAGCGGCCCTCGTTGGGTACGCCCTTGCGGCCCAGCACCCGCTTGGCTTCCAGTGCCAGCTTGTAGGCGTTGGCCTCGGTGGCGGCGGTCTTGGTGGCGCTGATGGTGGCACCGGCTGCGCTTTCCAGCGCGTCGATGGACTTCTTGTCGATGGACAGCGCCAGAGAGTAACCGGCACTATCCAGACGCTCTGCCACAATGTCATCGGGCACGCTGTCGGCATCGTAGCCGTCGATCAGCTCGTTGACTGCCTCGTCGTGGTCGATGTTCAGATCCAGATAGGTGGTGGTGCCCACGTCGGCAGAAACGCCGTTGGCCTTGTCGTACTCCTTGACGGCCACCTCGGTGTCGCGCACAGGGATCTTGACCTTGCCGGAAGTGGGGTCGCCCTCGTAGCGGCTGTTGAAGATGAGATTGTCGCGGGTCACCAGCGTGTTACGCAGCTTTACGTCCACATAGGATGCCCAACGCTCCTGATTTGCATGTGCCATAAAAATACCTCGCTTTCTCCGTGCTGCTGCACGGGTCAGATTTTCAGATTCGGGTTCAGTTTGCTGAAGGCAGCCAGAACGCCGTCCGGCTGGCTGGGGATATGGTTCGGAGTACCGCCATCCCGGACGTTGGGATACCCGGCAGGCTGGGTGTCGCCGAACGCCCACGGGTTCGCCTTGACTGCGTCCTCCAGCGCCTTGTTGATGTCGGTGGTGCGGTCTTTAGAGCCCTTCAGGGCATCCAGATCCAGCAAAGCGCGCACTGCATCCACGCTGCGGCCCTTCTTGCCGAGGATGGCGGTGTTCAGGGCACTGTCAAAGGCAAAGCCATCGGCCTGCGCCTGCATATCCGCCTTCAGCTTGGTCACCTGCGACTGCAGCCCGGCAACGTCCACACCGTCAAAGGCCTTCAGGCCGTCCTGTGCGGTCTTGAGCTGTGCCTGTGCACTGTTCAGCTGGGTCTGCAGGGTTGCGGCTGCGTTTTTCTCCCGGGTGATATCGCTGCCGTTCTCCTGCATGAGCCAGTTCAGCTGCTCCTCGGTAATGCCGGGGATCTTGTTCTTTACGTCTTCGCGTTTCATGGTGGAAACTCCTTTCTGTGGGTAAAACCTCGGTTTGGTGACGCAGTTCTCCGTCTGCGTCCGGTTGTGGGCAGGGTACGCACTGCCCGCTGCGATGGTGCCGTTTGCCGGAATCGAACCGGCGGCCTGCTGCTTACAAGGCAGCTGCTCTGGCCAATATGAGCTAAAACGGCATGAAAAAAGCACGGTGCAAACTGCATCGTGCTAAAAATGGGCAAACAAAAACCACGGTGCGTGTGCATCGTGGTTTAATCGTCAACGTAGTTATCTACATCTGGCCATTCGGTCATATTTTCGCTTTCTTCTTCCAGCTTCTTGATTTCAGCTGCAAGTTCTTCCGGTGTTTTACCAGAAGGCGTGTATTCTTTCATTTAATTTCACTCCATTCGATTCCGTATGCTTCCTGTGCATCCTGTAATGCACGCTGGAACGCATCGATCACACCCATATTATAAGGCGGTGCCATGTAAATGTCAACTTTCTTGTCGATGACACTCACAGCAAATGGTCGTGCATTGCGTGTACTATACTTATAGACCGTTCCGTCATGGCAGGCAACAATACCAAAAGCATATTTCTTCTCGCCAGCACTGCCGAAATCTGCACCGGATGGAGGAACATTAGTACCATGGTTATGGAGAGAAACCAGGGTGTAAGGCTCTGCGGATTTGACTGCGGCGTTCAGTGTTCGGCTGTACTGCGTTTCGTTTCTGACTTTACTAGACGTTTGTCCTACAAGAGAACCATCCATGCGCAGAATTGACAAATCCTCGTAGTAATCGCCAGACTGGTGCGTAACAGCAGCCTTGCAGTATTTGTAGATTGACTGATTCAATGCCGGGTTATCCGAAACGGAGTCAAACTTTGCACGATACGGGGCGCTGTTTATGTAGTCAAGATCTGCCTTGTTAGAGCCAACTCCACCGCTATAGCTTCTTTCGCTTTTGTTGATCTTTCTCGCCGCATACGCCGCCCGCTTCTGGGCGTTGATGGCATCCTTCCGGGCGGCGTAGTCGATGCGGCGCATGGCGTTCACATCGCTGCCGGCGTCCCGGTACTGCTTGAGGTATTTCTCCGGGTCGTAGCCTGCAACGCTTGTGCCGGAATGGAACCGCACCGCAAACTCACAGTCACAGTTGGAATGGATGTGCTCCGCGTGCCCATTCTTCAGCATCTTCTGGCTGGCGGTCTGCCAGCCACGGGAGGCCAGCGTGATGCAGAAGGGGCAGGTGTCCCCATGGGGCACCCACGCCCACTGTGCGCCGTCCCGCACCGCGTTGTGCAGGGTGGTGTCTGCGCCCGCCCGCTTGACCAGACGGCTCACGCCGCTGGGCAGATTCTCGGGGTTCTGGTCCTTGGTGGCGTGCACCATGCGGGCAACCTCGCCATAGCTGGCAGTGGCAGCAGGCTCTGCTGCGGGCAGCAGCATCCCCTCGGCCTCGGCCAGTGCGTCGTACATCTGGCAGGCCAGCTCCGCGCTGCCCTCGCCGTACCGGGTGATGACTGCGTAGGCGTAGGAGATCAGCTCCTCGGTGTTTTCGGTGCCGTGCAGCCGGATGTACTCCCGCATCTTCTGCCCGGCAGCCTCGTTCAGCCGGGAGAGCCGGGCAATGTAATTATTCCACGTCCGTGTCGTTATCTGCATCGTCCATCTCCATCAGCAGCGTCTGTCCGCGCGCCCGCTGCTCCTGTGCCCGGATACGCCGGATATCAGCCTGATCGAAGCCGATCATCTCCAGAAAGGTGTCGGTGCTGGCAAACTCCTGCCGGGCAGTTGCAATCTTGATGGCGGCATCCGCAGTCACCGCCACGCTGGGCATGGCGGGGTTTTTGAAGTGCGCCATCACGCCGCGCTCGTCCTCGGTCAGCTCGGTCAGCGATACGTTCCGGGCAATGGCCTGTGCCATACAGGCGATGGTGTGCAGGGCATCGCCGTTGCCGGTGTTCAGCTGCTGCGCCATCAGCACCAGCGTCTGGCTCTGGGCAAGAATGGCATCACTGCTGGTGGGGTTTGCATCGTTCACCACGCCCACGTCCATCACGGTCAGACCGGTGGCTGCCGCAAACTGGGTGGCGATCATCCGCATTTTCTCCACATGGGGCTGTAAGTTGCCCTGCGCCAGCTGCCCAAAGACTGGGTTTTCGCCTGTCTCCGGGTTGGAGGTGGCGGCGATGAGCGCGCCGACATACTGCTTGAATTTATCGGAGGTAATGGCGTCATACTGTTCATCGGTCACACCGAGAATGTACTTCTGGGGTGTGGTGTCAAACTCCAGCGCGATGGTGGCGTTAGCCACGGTGCGCACATAGTCATCGATAAGAGAGCGGATAGCACGCTTCAGGCGGCTGCGGCCAAAGGGCTTGTTGCTGGTGGCGTTCCAGATCAGCGGCTCCATCAGCGGACGACCCATCCGGTGGGGCTTCCGCTCCGCCGCCCAGCTGCTGCCGTTGGATCTCAGCACGATGACGTCGGTGTCGGTGTAGAAGTTGACCAGCGCAGGCCGCCAGCTGTCTTTTTGGTGCTCGTCCTGTACCGTGTCAATGATGACAAAGCCGCAGTCGATGCGCCCCTTCTCGCCGTTCCAGAGCGCGGAGGCGGTGGCAGGGGAGTGGAAGCGGATGCGGCAGCCGATGTCCGCATCTGCGGACAGGGTGGCGAACACGCAGCCGTATTTCAGCTGATCTCGGCAGGCTTTGGCGTAGGCGGAAACCAGACGGTTGTCGGTCACCAGCTTTTGCAGCCCGCCCAACGTGCCGCTGTTGCTCACAAAGCCATCGAACATACTGCGGGATGCCAGCGCGTCCACCGCTTTCTGTCCCCAGTTGCAGCCGACCTCCAGCTTGCTCAGCCCCTTGGGCAGCGCAATGCCAAGGTTCACGTCCTGCAAGGTGACGTGTCCCTCATAATACTTGTCCTTGGTGGCGTTGCGGCTCTGGTGGTAGTTGTAGGCCTCGGTCAGCTCGGTCAACTGCCGCTGTTCCTCCCCGGTCAAGCCCGGCACAGTGCCAAAAGAAAAGGTGGTGGTCATGGTGCTCCTTTCACCCGATGCGCATCTTGCGGGTCGGGTCGCGTTTACAGGTCTTTACGCCCCACAGCGCCAGCGCACAGGCTTCTACCGGCAGGCTGTTGTCTCCGCCAAAGCCGTACCCGCCGCCGATGGGGCGCTTGATGGCGGTGCGGGCGCTCTCGTCCAGCACGGTCTGCGGCTGATACCATGTCAGGCTGTGCTCGCTGATGCTGTTGGTAAAGCCGCCCACGGCGGCGATTACGTCCTTGGTACCGGGGCGGATCACGGCGTTCTTTGCCCGCCACACCTCTTTGATGCGCTCTGCCAGCACGTCCACGCCGTTGCGTCCGTCGATGACTACGCAGCTTGCCTTGTCGTACCGCTGGTTCAGCCAGTCTGCCAGCCATGCAAGCCCCTGCCCGGTGGGGCGCAGGTCAATCAGGGAAACGCGGGCAGCGCCGTCCTTTGGCAGCACCGCGCCGCACAGACAGACCGCGCTGCCGTCCGGTGCAAACTTGATGCCGTAGGCGGTTTTGCCCTCGGGCTTTTGCTCCTCGCTGGCACAGGCCGCCCACGCCGCCGGGTCAATGGCAAGATCCAGCTGCTGGGTGGCCTCCGGGCTCCACCAGCCCAGACGTTCCCGGGCAAAGGTGTCCGGGTCCAGCTGCTCGACCTCGCCCTCAATGGTGGAAAGCTGGATGCGCCGCCCCAGCGCAGGGTTAGTGGCTGCCCAGCGCGCCGGGTCCTTTACGTCCCCGATCTTGTCCACCGAGAACTCGAACCATGCAGCTTTTTTGGCATCGCCGTCCAGAGCGCGGCGGCGCAGCGCCCGGAACACGGTGCCCACGGCATCCGGTCCCGGTGGCGTGCCCACATAGATGGTCTGCGGGTTCAGGCTGGCAGAGATGGCGGGCAGGAAAGAGCCCTGCGCAGTCTCGTCCAGCTCCTGCGCCTCGTCAAAGATCAGCAGGTCGCCGTGCTGGCCGCGTCCGCCGTTGCGGGTGCGTGCCAGAAACTTGATGCGGGCACCGCTTTTCAGGATGATCTGCTCCCGCCCGAGGGCGGTGCGGATCTCCTCCACATACCGCCGCATCCGCGCACCCTCAAAGAAGGCGCGCATCTCCTCAAAGGTCTCGGTGGCAGTCTTTTGCAGGTGGGCGGTGTAGAGGACCGTTTCGTTGAACAGCAGCATCCCGGCCTCGGCGCGTCCCTGCACCAGCAGGCTCTTGCCGTTCTGCCGGGGTACGCTGCCGCCCGCTGTGGGCGCTGCCCACTTACCAGAAGGGGTGCGCCCCATCCAGTCCTCCAGCACGTCACTCTGCCACGGGTCCGGGATGATGCCGCCTGCCCGCAGGATGCGCACGGCATCGCCGCCGTCAGTGCTCCGGTACGCCGGAGCGATGCGTGCGGACGGCTCCTGGCTTCCCATCCTGCTGCCGCTGCGCGAGGATCGCGCCGACTGCGTCGTCATCGCTGGGTGCTCCCTCCATTTCCTCGATCTCCCGGATGGTGTCCCGGTACTGCTTGGCCAGCTGGGGCAAAAGCCGGGCATCCTCGCAGCTGTCGATATTCTTGGCCAGCACCAGCGCCAGGCGCTTGAGCTGCTCCAGACGGCTGCCGCTGGAGGTGATGCTTTTCATGGTCGCCATGTCTGGATGCCCCTTTCAAAAAACTTCCTGTGTGTAAATCGGCGCTGGACAGCGCGGAGTCGCCGAGGGCTGCGGGAGGGGGACCCTCCCCACCCTACCACTCGCCGTCGCTGACCTGCGGAATGCGGCGTGGTTTTGCCCCTTTTTTGCCGGTTTTCGGGCTATTTTGCCCGGTTTTGTTGCCTTTTTGCGCATTGCAGAAATAATGCGCCGCTTGCAGGTTCGTCCAGTCCTCAGCCGCTGCCCGCGCCGATGGATACCCGAACTGCCGCCATCTGGATACAGGCCGGATCTCGTCCACCACAAAGGAGAGCGGATGCTGCGCGTCTGAAGGCTCATCGTAATGAATAGGACCGAAACGCCCATGACAGATGCCGCATTCGCAGCCCATTGCCCGCAGCCGCTCCCGATGCTTGCGCCGCAGGTTGCCGTTGGCATAGCGCGGGTTCGTCATGTGCAAGCCTCCTTTGGCAGCGTTGTGGTTATAGCGTACAGTGCCCTCATAGCCCGCTGCACTGTGCAAAGCCCCGGGGTATTTGCAGGGGGAGGCATTGCGGGAAGGGCAGGGGATAAAAAGACCCCGGGGGTGTTTTACAAGCCCCGGGGGTATAAAATAAGCCGTCAGCTGGATTCGAACCAGCACCCACGCGCCCCCGCCGGGGCTTGGTTAAATGCCTCGGATGTGCCGGGTGGTAAACTAGCAACGTGGTGTCACCAACGTTGTCCCGCCTTAAATGGGCGGCGCTCTACCAATTGAGCTATGGCGGCATAGGATGGAGTGCGCAGCTGCCAGCAGCGGCAGCTTACTGGGTAGGATGGTGACAAAGGAACCCGCTTGGCGATACGCTGCCACGCACTCCGGGATGATGCTGCAATGGCTCCCATGTATATCCAGTGACCCCGCCGGGGTGTTGTCCTCAACAGTGCCACGGATACCAAAACATAAATTGCCCAGCTGGTACATTCAGGCTGTTGGTCGGTAAGGTGTTCCCCTGTCGCAGCCGGGCAATACAAAAGCCGCAGGGCGTTGGATGTTGTCCAGCTCCTTGCGGCTTTCGCAGTCTAATAATATCACAGGTCAAACAGTGCAAAACAGTGCGTCTTTCATTAAAAACAGTGCAAAACAGTGCGCTTTGCTTCAAAAACAGTGCGTTTACTGACACTCCGGGATGTCGAGAGCCTTCACAGCACGCTTGTGTCGCCGGTATACGCGGCTCACGTCCATGCCCATCTTGACGGCGATCTGCTCCCACTTCTTGCCGCCGATGTAACGCAGGTACAGGATCTCGTAATCCTGTATGTCCACGGTCTGGTTCATGACGCTCAGGATCTCCTTGCAGATCCTCTGGCACTCCATCACCTGTGCGTTGGCTGCCTGCATAGCGTCCGTAATGCGTTCAACAGAGCGGGGCAGTGCCTGACCGTCACCAGCGCCGCCGGGAACAGGGGAGAGCACCTGTGTGATATGCTCCGCGTCTGTGCGGTACCGCTCGACCTCTTCCAGCTTGATCTTTTCAAGCTTGGCGGCCTTGCGGTACCGCCGTAACCATTCCTTTTTTTCTTCATAGGTCATCGGACTGCATCCTCCTCCGTTGTCTATTTAGGCTCCCATTGCATAGACATTGCATTTGCAATGCCGGGAAATGTTTTGCTTCTTACCTTTGCGCTCCTGTGTCCGCTTTTCGCCCATGCGTCACCGGTCTTTTTTGCACGGTGATCCGATGCAGACACCCATTTAGAGGTCGGCACAACAACATCTGTTGCGAAAAGCATAGGAAGATTTTTCAGCCACAAACAAGTTGTCTTTATATACGGATCTCCAAACATATACGGCTGAATGATCTGGCTGTATTGGGGCAGTTCCCAAATTTTCATAGGGACAGGGTTCTCTATCGCAATCCGTTCCACATCGGAATTCCAGAATTTCAGAAAAAAATCTCGTGCTCGGATTCCGTTCTCATACCGAGGTTCTTGAATTTTTCCGTTGACTATCAAACGGTTTGCGCCGGCTTTGGATAAGTAGGTGCAAGGCGGGTGTGCAATCAAGAGATCCCATGCGTCAATGTAGTGACTTTTATCGTCCATCGTTATGACCTGCCCCCCATCAAGAGGTGCCAAAGCATCTCCGTGTATGTGCCACTCAGGGTGTCCTCCAGACGGTTCCTGAACGTCACAAGAATACGCCTCATGTCCCCGCAGTCGAAACGCTTTGCAAACCGCTTGTGACTCCTCGCAAGCTATAAGCACACGCATTTCATTTTCCTCCGTATGGCTCCGGCAGCTTTGCCCATGCAAGGACTTTGCGCCCGGTGGTGTGCAGGTCGCCGCGCCACTTTCCATCAATGGTGCAATCAGTGGCTACATAGCGCCTGCCGCCGGGCACCTCAAATGTGACAAGAACCTCGCCGGAAGTCATTTCAAACATTCCGGGCCGCCATTTATCGGTGTCCTTAAACTTGTAAAAGATCGATTCATGCTCGGGCGGTTTTCCGTACTGCCAGTTCGGCCAGCGTGCCAGGTCGTTGACCTGGCACTTGTCAATGTACGCCTCAACATCTTCCATGGTCTGAATCAGGCCCAGATCATAGCCGTTGCGCAGCAACGCTTTAAGCCGGCAGCGGTCAATCAGTTCTGTATCATTCATTTTGTGCGCCCTCCAAATTTTTCAGATCTGGCTTTTTAGGCAGCGGCATCCAGACCGGAAGGCAATCCGGGAAAGCTGCCACCACGTTCCACGGCCAAGCTGTCGTGCTCCTGTCGCCGCGGTTCATGTTGATGCTCAGGACACAGCCGTCCTCGTTTGCGTCCTCTGCGGTGGGTTTTCTCTCTGCCGTTCTGATCCATCCCGGCCACACGGTTGGCTCCAAATCCGGGATAAAATAGCTAAGCGGAACACCACAGGCATTTGCGACCTTGCGCAGAGTTTCAACCTTTGGGGTTAAGCGGCATGATTCATACAGACGCACACTGTTGATTGAAATTCCTACTCTTTCGGCAAGTTCAGCCTGCATCAGCCCAGCATTTTTGCGTGCCTGACGGATCAGTTTTCCCATTTCCATTTTTTGTTTACCTCCTGTTTACCACCACGCCGGGATATCCTCATGATCCGCCGGGGCAAAATCCTCGCTGTAGTTTTCGGACGGATCAGGCGCAGGCTGCCACTCATGATATTGCGGCTGCCACCACATGGACACTCTGCCGGTTGCGCCCTCGCGGTTTTTCGGGATGCGAAGGCTAACGTCAAAGTAATCATTCGGGCCCTGCAGCTGACGCTCTCCGTCCACTTGGCTCTCGATGAAAACAACGGCATCCGCGTCCTGCTCGATGGTGCCGGATCCGCGAAGGTCTCCCAGTGATGCCTTTTTTGTGCCGCCGTTGCGATCCGTTACGCGGTTCAGCTGCACAAGCTCCACAATGGTGGTGCCGGTCTCCATGGCAAGTTCTTTCAGGCTGCGGGTAACGTCCGCAAGACGCTCCTGCTCCTTGCGCCCCTGCTGGGTGTCGGAGATCAGACCGATGTGATCCACAAAGACCACACGCGGGCGGTATTTCATGACCCGGGCGCGGATATCGTCCACGGTCATCCGGGTGCCATCATCGTAGATCATGCCGGTGTGTCCCTTGATGAGGGCAAAAGCGTTGTTCAGGCTCTCCCGCTCCTCCTCGGTCAGCTTGCGGTCACGCAGCCGGGTGGAGTTTATGCGGGTCAGTTTGGACATGGTGCGCAGCATCAGCTTGCGCCTGTCCTCCTCCATGGTCAGGTAATACACTTGGCAGCTGTTACTCAGGCGCAGAGCCAGAGCGAGAGCCAGATCTGTCTTGCCGTGCCCGGGACGGCCAGCAATGACGGTAACCATCTTCTCGCCGAACAGACCCAGCTCATCCAGCTCACGCCATGCCATCCTGACGCTGGTGTCCGGCTGCTGCAGCCATTGGAGCGTTTCGTCCCAGACCTCGGCAAACTCCTTGACGTTCGCGTCCACCGATTCCCGCCGCAGGTGATCCTGCTCTTTCAGCGCCTCGCTCAGATCCCGGCAGATGGTGTCAGAATCCGCAGGGTTCATGGAGATCTTGGCGGCAAGCTCCAGCAGCAGGCGCTTGCGGTAGTCCTCCATCACCAGCGCCTCATAGTCCTGCACATGGCTGATGGTGGGCACGGTCTCTGCTGCCAGCACGATCAGAGGCCGGAAGTCTGCGCCCAGCATCCGCTCCAGTATCACGGCATCGACATTGTGGCCGGTATCCAGCTGCAGCTTGATGGCTGCGAACAACTGCCGGTATGGCCCATCCTCGAACATGGCCGGGGTCAGACGCTGCACGGTATCCTTGCACGCCGCCGGGTCTAAGATTGCAGCGCCAATCACAGCAAGCTGATGCTGCTGCGCAGTGGAGATCTTGTTGTTTGTCACGCTCCTACACCCCCCAGCAGGTCTGCGAGGGTCGTGTCTTTGGTGATCTTGCGGGGCTTATCCGGTGCAGGCTGCGCGATATGTACCGCCGCCGGGGCTTTGTCCACAAAATCCTTGACCGCAAACACGCCCGTCCATCCGTTTTCAACGCTCTGGTTCAACATGGCGATGGCGTACCCGGCACGATCCTTCACGCCCGCCTCATCCACAAGCCGCTTGATGGACTTGCAGATCTTCTTTGCAACCAGAGGGCTCCACAGCTTTTTCTTGTCCTTCTTGGCAAGCGCCTGCCGGTGCTGGTCAAAGTCCATCAGAGCGTCATACAACCCGCCGGGTGCACCACGGGAAAACTCGTCAAATACCTCGGCAACGGTCAGGCTGCTCGGCTCCTCCCGCGCCTCTGCGCGGGGTTTATTATTATTAGCTTTCTCTTTTTCTTTCTTGGGTGCACTTTCTGCACCGGTAGAGGTGCACTTTTTGCACCCATCCGGGTGCACATTGTTCACTGGTGCATTTTCTGCACTAGTGCACTTTTTGCACCCATCAGACGCAGACGAACACTCTGCCGGGCGAAGCGCTGCATACCGGTTTGTGGGTCTGCCGTTTACTGTCTCAGACCACTTGCGGATCAGACCGTCCTTTTCCAGCTCGCCCAGAAGGTTCAGCACGGCACGCTTGCTCAGCTTGAAGTATTCCACGATGTAACTGACAGAGCCATAGAAACAAGACTGATCGTCTTGGGAGAAGCCCCAGATCAGGGCATAGATCAGGAGCTTGTTGCCGTTGAGGTTGTAGTCCGTCACCATCCACGGCTGCACAACAACATATCCGTCTTTTCTCATCCCGTTAGTCCTCCATTAAAACGGCAGGTCATCGCTGTCATCGATCACGGAAAAGTCATCCACGCCGCCGTAGTTGGCAGGCGGGTCTGCTTTCGGCCATGCCTCAGAGCGCGGGGCAGCCTCGCCGCCCTCATCCACCGGCTTGCTGGTGCCCTTGGAGCCCGCAAAGTTGATATTGTCGGCCACCACGGCAACGGATGTACGGTTGTTGCCGTTCTTGTCCTGATAATTGTTGGTCTGGAGGCGGCCATTGATGGCGACCAGACTGCCCTTCTGGAAATAGCGGCACACAAACTCAGCCTGCTGCCGCCATGCTACGACATCAATAAAATCCGCCTGACGCTGCTCGCCGGGCTTTGCAAAGTTTCGGTCACAGGCAATGCGGAACTTGCAGACATTCACGCCCGCCGGGGTGGTGCGGAGTTCAGGATCCGCCACAAGGCGGCCCATAATTGCGATAACATTAAGCATTGATATAGTCCTTTCCAACGGCGGCCATCCATGCAGCGTGCGCGCCGGGGCCGTTCTTCTCCTCGTACTTTGCCTGCGCAACGGCTTTCAGGGTCTGGGCGCAGGTGGCGTTATAGTGCGGGCTCATGCCCGGCTCATTGTGGTGCTGGTGGCACAGCCAGACC